CACTTGGATTCCACAACAAGCTGGTTAAATCTGGAATTACGCCGTCATCTGAAGAGTATTACGAGCGCATTGACGCTCGCATGAAACAGGTTTTCCCAGATGCGTTCGAGTCTGAGAAATCCAATGGTTCGGGGGATGCGACTCCTTCTCCGAAAAAATCGAATGTTGTTGCACCAGCGACTCGCAGCACAGCGCCTAAAAAGATCGTGCTGACAAAGACGCAGGTGGAACTCGCTAAGCGGTTGGGACTGACGAATGAGCAGTACGCCCGTGCAGTTGCGCAAGAAATGAGGAAATGAAAATGGCTACGAAAGAACTTGATACCCGTGAGCCGCGTGCTCTGCAAACTCGTGACGCTGCTGAGCGTCCGAAAAAGTGGATGCCGCCCCAGCTTTTGCCCGATCCGACACCGGAAGAGGGTTACGCATACCGCTGGATTCGCATTAGCACTCTGGGTAAGGACGATCCAACCAACGTTTCCGGTAAGTTGAGCGAGGGCTGGGAACCCGTAAAGGCGTCAAGCCATCCTGAGATTCGCCTGTTCAGTTCCGGTCAAAACCGGTTCCCTGACAGCATCGAAGTAGGCGGTTTGCTGCTTTGCAAAACACCTGTGGAGTTCACGCAGCAGCGTAATGCGTACTATGCCCAACAGGCCGAGTCGCAGATGCAGTCGGTGGACAACACTTACATGCGAGAGAACGACGCTCGGATGCCGCTTTTCAAAGAGCGGAGCACGAAAGTCACTTTCGGTAAAGGCATTTAACTTTTTTGGAGTCCAAACATGGCTTATCCCACCGTTTCGGCACCCTACGGTCTGCAACCCATCAATCGCATTGATGGCATGCCGTACGCAGGTGCAATCCGTCAGATTCCCGTAGCTGCTGGCTTCGGCACCGCCATTTTCGATGGCGATACCGTTGTGATCAACAGTGACGGCTATCTCGTCAAGTCCACCACAACCAACTCTGGCGACATCGTTGGCGTGTGCATGGGCGGTCGTTACGTGAACTCAAGCGGTCAAACCGTTCAGGGTCAGTACATCCCCGCAGCAGCATCGACATCTACCAACTTGGCTTACGCCTACGTTGTGGATGACCCAATGGCACTGTTCAAAGTCGCTGTCGTGACTTCTGGCACCACCATGGGCACCGCTGGCCGCACAGTCGTTGGCTCAAACATCGCCCTCGTGTTGAACGCTGGCAATACTGCCACCGGCAACTCGGCTTTTGGCGCGACCCTGACCGGCGCTGGCACCACTGCCACCATCCCATTGCGTGTGATCGACGTTGTGCCTGAGACAGCTACTGCTGCCGACACATACACCGAGCTGTTGGTGAAAATCAACACACACCAGTACAACAACACCACTGGTGTCTAAGGAGTAAACCATGGCAATTTCACGCGCACAACTGCTGAAAGAACTGCTCCCCGGCTTGAACGCCTTGTTCGGTCTGGAGTACGCCAAGTACGGCGAAGAGCACAAGGAAATCTACGAGACCGAAAGCTCCGAGCGTTCGTTCGAGGAAGAGACCAAGCTCTCCGGCTTCTCTGCCGCCCCCGTGAAGAACGAAGGTGCTGCCATTGCGTATGACAACGCACAAGAGGCATTCACCGCTCGTTACACACACGAGACCATCGCTATGGGCTTCTCCATCACTGAAGAAGCAATGGAAGACAACTTGTATGACTCGTTGTCCAGCCGCTACACCAAAGCCCTGGCTCGCGGCATGGCCTACACCAAGCAGGTCAAAGCAGCTTCGATCCTGAACACCGGCTTCAGCGGCCCCACCTATGGTGACGGCGTTACCTTGTTCTCCACTGCTCACCCTCTGGTGTCCGGTGGCGTCAACAGCAACCGTCCATCCACTGGTGCCGACCTGAACGAAACATCGTTGGAAAACGCTGTCATTCAGATCGCCGGTTGGACAGACGAACGCGGTCTGCTGATCGCTGCCAAGCCCAAGAAGTTGATTGTTCCCCCATCGCTGATGTTCGTCGCTACCCGCCTGCTGGAAACAGAACTGCGCGTCGGTACCGCTGACAACGACATCAACGCTATCAAGAACAACGGTTCTATCCCCGGTGGCTACACCGTGAACCACTTCTTGACAGATACCAACGCATGGTTCCTTTTGTCAGATGTGCCAAACGGGTTAAAACACTTTGTTCGTACTCCGATGCAAACGTCAATGGACGGTGATTTTGACAGCGGGAACACAAGATACAAGGCGCGCGAACGCTACAGCTTCGGGGTCAGCGATCCATTGGGGGTATTCGGCTCGCCCGGGGCGTAACTCTACTAAAGAGTATCGAGATTGGGGCTTCGGCCCCTTTCTTGTGTTTTGTGTGATACACTTTAGGTTTGCTAACTAAGGAGTATCACCATGAATCGCGGAATTTACAAAATCATAAATGTGGTAAACAACAAGTTTTACGTTGGCAGTGCTGTGAAATTTGACAGAAGGAAAGCTGCGCACAAACGGAGACTACGGCTTGGAACGCACAGCAATAAACACCTGCAAAACGCATGGAACAAGTACGGTGAAGCTGCTTTTGTTTTTGTTCTGGTTCAGGTGGTTTTAGACACTGATGATTTGCTGGCAGCAGAAAATGTTTGGTTGTCAGAGCATGTTGGATCAGATTATTGCTACAACATTGCGGAAAGCGCCACGGCCTTCGGGCTTGGTAAAAGCGGCGAAAAGAACCCAATGTGGGGGAAAACATTTGTTCATACGGAAGAGGCAAAGGCCAAGATTGGCGCAGCCGGAAAGGGACGCGAGGTTTCGCAGGAAACTCGGGCCAAGCGATCAGCCAAACTTAAGGGCAGGGTAATTTCGCAAGAGCAGCGCGAGCAGATCAGCAAAACCCTATCCGGCAAAGGCAACTTCTGGTACGGCAAGAAACGCCCCGACCACGGGGCTAAGGTGCGCAAGGCGGTGGCAACGTACCGAGATGGCGTCTTGGTCAAAACGTACGTCAGCATCAGCGAGCTTCGAGCAGAGTTTGGCGCAACACCGACTACGGTTAACAGGCTGCTTAAGTCCGGCAAACCAGCCTACGGAAGTATTTTTAAGGATTTGTCGCTGGCATACGTTGACCCCTCCCCTCTCACCTGATATATTGCCGCCACCGGGACTCTCGGTGTGTCAAACTGACCCGGCAGGCATCATGCTGATTGACACGCCAATAACTGCATGAAGGAAATCATCATGGGATTTGCAAGTCACCTCGGCCCTTGGCTGCTCGGCACTGTTAAAAACACTACCGGCACTACTGCTGGCTCCATTCGCAACATGGGTGCTACTGAAGTCACTCAGACAGTGACTCTGAGCTTTAGCTCAATCAACGGCTCATTGACTGGCACTGCGTTTGTAATTCCAGCGGTAGTGATTTGTACCTGTTTTTCTTCAGTTTGTACAGGAGTAGGCCGAAAATTGTTTACGCGCTCCGACTTCATCTTCACCATCGTCATCTCTTCTTGAGCTGCCGTTAGTGCGTCTGCGTCACCGCTTTCGTATGCCTCTTTGAAGCGGCGCTTGGCCTGCTCCATCTCATTGGCTACAACCTTTTTGGCCTGCTCCAGTAGGGCGCTTTGACCCTGGTGCAATGAGCCTTTGAGCTTTTTGTTCTCTTCGACAATCTGCTGAGCCATTCGCACAGCTTCTTCTCGCTCGCGCATGGCCGCTTCCTTTTCCCGGCGCTCTTGATAATAGCCCTTGGTGAAGTGCTGGATGCGCTTACGGACGCTCTCGTCGTACTTAGACAGCTCGTCGTCTGACATCTCCTTTGGAGGCTCGTCCATGGGCTTGCGGCCACGGTCAGGCTCGGGAGTGTCGTCAACAACTTCAATCTCAGGCTCATCTTGCTCAGGCGTTACCACCTTGGAGCCAGCTCGGGACTGCTTGTCTTCAGCTTCGTCAGGAAACTCAAATTCTGTTTTTTCAAGATCTGCCATGGTGACTCCTTAAACGCGCTGAATACCGCGGGGATCTTGGATAACGGCTTCAACAGCATCGTCATTCAGCAAGCGCCACTCAGTGCCGTGGATTTTCATGCGTGTGCCAGTGTTGGGGCGCACGATGATGAAGTCACCAACCTTGCAGCTAGGGCCGCTAGGAAAGCGTTTCTCGTCCTTGAAT